CCACTATCGGTACAAGCAGGGCGTCATCACGTCGCCATCGAAGCCGGGGTCAAGCTGGCCAGCAAGCAATTTTCAGAAATGTTTTCAGGACCTGGACGTCTGGACTACCTATGTGCGCACGATCGACAAGCCGCCAGAGGGCGGTGGCCTCATGGAGATTCCGCACGATCACCGCGTCGTTGAAACGGAGGACGAGGTTCGCTTGCGGCTCACGATGAACGGCGACATGAATTATCGTTGGAGCTACAGCAAGGCCACCGGTGATGTTGTGGCGTTGGGGAGACCAGCCTACGAGGTTGCCTGGATCGGCTGGCTGTTCTACGTCGAAGTGACCAGGAACTACTACAGCATCCTCAAGCAGGAGTATTTGCAGGTATGAACGGCGTCCCCCTCTTCCCAGAAAAACTGGAGTTCCTCTTCAAGCCGTCGAGGTACAAGGTCGCGTTTGGTGGAAGAGGAGGGAGCAAGAGCTGGGGATTTGCCCGTGCCTTACTGCTTCAGGGCCTTGGGAAGAAGCTCCGCATACTTTGCGCGAGGGAGTATCAGAAATCCATCAAGGAGTCAGTCCATGCCCTGCTGGAGGAACAGATACAGCTCATGGGCATAGGCAGGAACTACGAGGTCCTGGACCAAGAGATCCGGGGCGCCAACGGTACCGAGTTCCAGTTTACCGGCCTGCACCTTCACACGGTCGAGTCAATCAAGAGTTACGAGGGCTACGACATCGTGTGGGTAGAGGAGGGCCAGACCATCTCTGCCCATAGCTGGAAGATCCTTATCCCGACGATCCGGAAAGAAGACGACACCACCGGCGAGCCCTCCGAGATATGGGTGACCTTTAACCCCGAACTGGAAAGTGACCCCACCTTCGTTCGATTTATCACCAAGAAGCCCGCCAACGCAATTGTTGTGAAGATCAGCTGGAGAGACAACCCCTGGTTCAACAAAGTGTTAAACCAGGAGCGGCTGGACTGCAAAGAGAACTACCCCGACGACTATGACAATATATGGGAGGGTGATTGCAAGGCGGCTGTCGAGGGAGCAATTTTCCATAAAGAGATTTCCCTGGCCCAGAAGCAGATGCGCGTACGCAACGTGCCCTATGACCCCATGCTCAAGGTTCAGGTTATCATCGACCTGGGATTCAACGACCAGACGGCGATTATCCTGGCCCAGAAGCTGACGTCAGAACTACGAATCATCGGCTACATCGAGGACAACCAGAGGACCCTGGCCGACTACAGTGTTGAGCTGAAGGACCTGCGCTACAACTGGGGCAAGGTCTGGCTACCACACGCCGACGGCTTTTCAAAGGACGTTAAGAGCGGGAAGGGTGCGGACCAGATAATGCGGGCTCTTGGCTGGACAGTGGCCAGGAAGAACGAGGTTTCGAGCCTTGGCGTCGAGGCGGGGATCAGGGCAGCCAGGCTTGTCTTTCCGAGGGTATACATCGATGAGATGAGCTGTGGCCGACTGATCGAAGCCCTGAAGCGGTATCGGAGGCACATTGGTGTGTCAACCGACGAGGCCGGCGCTCCTCTACACGACGAGTTCTGCCATGGCGGGGATGCGTTCAGGTACTTTGCGACTAACGAAGAGAACTTCCGCAACGACACAGACCCGCCGCGCCTGCCGGTTGTGGCACCGCGTGAGGTTTTGGATAAGGGGATCGGTTACTGATGGCCTTACAATCGAACCGAAGCATGTACCCGCAAAAAGAGCCCGACGCCTTTGACAAGAACCTTCGGGAGCGGTACTACAACGAGACCGAGCGGCCAGAAGGCGATCTTCCCGATCGCAGCCTGGACGAGCAGGCGCTTGGCGACGAGCTTTCCGAGGTCGAGAGGCAGCTGGAGGATCAGGCATCACAGCGAAAGCGCCTGGACGTCATAGACCGGCTGGCAGCCTCCCTTGTGGTAAAGAGAAACAAGGCCATCGTAGCCAGGGCGTCGTGCGGCATAGAGCAGATATGGCGCGAGGACGAGCTTGCCTACGAGGGACACGACGAGAGCAGCCTACGCACGCGCATGGTGGACTACGCCACAGAGAGCGCGCCCGTGAAACGCTCGAAGAAGGAAGACCGCAGATCGCGTGTACTCGTCAACCTGGTCAGGCCGAAGTGCGAGACCGCGGAGAGCCGATTCTCCGACATCCTTCTACCCACCGACGACAAGAACTGGGGCCTGAAGCATACCCCAGTGCCAGAACTTGACGAGGCCGCCCTGGACGAAACGGGGATAGCGCCCAAGGGGCATCCGGACGATCCCTACGTTGACGATCAGGGCAAGCAGATCACAAGGGCCGATCTGGCGCTTATGGACTTGATGGATGCTGAGAAGAAGATGAAGTCCATGGAGTCTGAGATCAACGACCAGCTCAACGAGTGCGACTTCAACGGCGAGTGCCGTAAGGTTATCCAGGACGGGGTAAGGGTTGGGACCGGCATTCTCAAGGGACCAACGACGCGTCGCCAGATGCGGAAGCGATGGCGGAAGGTTCAGGGAGAGGACCGCACGGTCAGGGTCCTGGACGTGAACGAGGATCTAAGGCCCGGATCTATCCGCAAGGATTACTGGGATGTCTTCCCTGATCCTGAATGCAAGGATGACATTTCCAGGGCAGCATATATCTGGGACCGGGAGGCGATCCTGCCGAGAGAACTGAGGGACCTGGCGCGACTTGAAGGTCAGGGCTATCTTCCAGACCAGATCGAGCTTGTCCTGATGGAAGAGCCCAGGCGCACCACGATTGCTGCAGAAAAGAACAATCAATACGTTGTGCGCTATAACACCGTCGAGGCCGGGAACAACTACGAGAAGTGGGAGTACAACGGAGAGTGCAACAGAGATGACCTGGAGGCGCTCGGTTGCGACTGTTCCGCCGCCAGGACTGCGTCTGTGAGTGCGTGTCTCATCATGGTCAACGACAGGCCCATCAGGGCCGAACTCAACTCCCTGGATACCGGCGAGCTGCCGTTCGACTTCTTTGTCTGGTCTAAGCGTTCCGCTGTGCCGTGGGGTATCGGGGTTGCAAGGCAGATGGCATGGCAGCAGAGGGTCATCATAGCGGCATGGCGCATGATGATGGACAATGCTGGCGACAGCGCGGGTGCCAACATCGTCATTGGGCAGGGGATAGAGCCCGCTGACGGCATCTGGGACTTTGGGGGCAAGAAGATATGGCGTGACACCGATGGAGACATGGACCTGTCCAAGAAGTTCCAGCAGTGGCTCATTCAGACCAACCAGGCAGACTACCAGGCCATTATCGAGATGGCCCTACGTTTTGCCGACATGGAAACGTCTGTCCCTATGATCTTTCAGGGCGAGCAGGGCAAGCGCGAGAGCCGGATTCCAGAAACCCTTGGGCAGACTCTCATTATGGTGGACTCCCAGAACGTAGGGGTGCGCGGCCGGGTCAAGCTGTGGGACGATCGGATCACAAGGCCGCACTTGACGCGCTACTATGACTGGAACATGCAGTACGGCGAGGACGACAGCATCAAGGGCGACTACGATGTGGACGCAAGGGGGACGTCCGTGCTGTACGAGCGCGACCAGCAGGGCCGGTCGATCGAAGAGATCATGCCGCTCAGGGAGGACGATGAGCTTGCCGACATGGTCGATTGGCCCAAGGCCCTGAAGCAGTTTCTTGCGGCCAGGAACCTCAACATCATACTGCCGGAAGAGAAGATCGCCGAGAACCGGAAGAAGCGGGAAGAGGCGCAACCCCCGGAAGATCCCCAGTTGCAGGTGGCCAAGGTCAGGGCGGAAGGGGAGTTGCAGAAGGAGCAGATGCGCCAGCAGGCCGAACAGCAGAAGATGCAGGTTGAAGCGGACCAGCAGCTTATCCAGTGGCAGCACGAGCGGGATCTTGCTCTCCTCAACCGTGAGATGAAGATCATGGAACTGTCTGCCAGCAGCGGCATAGCCCTTGACAAGATCAAGGCCCAGCTGTCGGAAGTGGCCATGAAGCTGAACACGCAGGTAGCGCTGGCCACGGACAAGAACGTGAAGCCAGCGGAACAGGTGGCGACACCGATCGCGGAACCGGCACCCAGGGCGGCTCCTGGTCACGCATTCCAGGATTAACCAATGTTAAATCCGATTGTCACGATACTGAGGGTCGAAGAGGACGAGAACTACGGGACTTTAGGCGTGTTGCTTCTCAACGCCGAGGCGTTCTGTGTCACGTTGGAGCCGCCAGATCTCGAGAACGCGCAGAACGTATCCAGCATCCCGGCACAGCAATACGTGTGCGAAAGGACCGACTCGGACAGGTACGGAAAAACCTTTGAGATCAAGCACGTTCCTGGCAGAACGCATGTTCTCTTCCATGCCGGAAACGTCGCTGCGCACACCAAGGGCTGCGTTCTTCTTGGAGAGTATTTCGGCAAGCTGCGTGGCCAGAGGGCCGTGCTGAATTCGGGCAAGACGTTCTCCCTGTT